TATGATGGACCCGTATTACAAGCGTAACACTATAACAGGTTTAAGCCCTGCTCAAGTAGAGGCTAAGAATGCAGTAGTAGAAGCCGCTCGAATATCAGGTAGACCTATAATAAGTACTGGTTTTGGCAACACTCCAATTGTTGGTGGTGGCAATGTTACTGGCGCGGTTACTACGGGGGCGACTACTGCTGCTATAACTACTAACATTGAAGTTCTTAAGGCAATGTTACGAAGTATGGGATTTAACTCATCAATCATAGATTCTTCTAGTTCGTTTTTAATGTCTTTGCTTAAAGAAGGATTAGATTACGATAACGCTGTAGCAATATTTTTAAACTCAAAAGATTATACTTTTAAAGATGGTAAAAAGATAGATTCACCATTCTACGCTGAATATGGTTATCTTAACGAAGGCTTAGTTAGACCTAAGCCTCCTTCAGAATTATACAATGCTGTAGAAGGCTACAAAGAGATTAGCGCTAAATACAATTTAAATTCTAAATTTACGTCTAAAGATTTTCTAAAGAAATACGTTAAAAATAATAAAACAGTAGCAATGTTTGATGCTGATGCAAACACAGCAAGGCTCAAAGCCATAAATGCTGACCCTGCATACATAGATGCTTTACGTCGATTAAAGTTTGTAAATGAATCTGCTGACTTAACGGATTTCTACCTTGACCCAGATTTAGGTCAAGAGACCTTAGAACAAAGAAGGGCTACTGCAGCATTCTCTGCTGAGGCTATCCGTCGTGCTGGACAAGGTGTTATGTTTGATGCTACAAGGTTTGAAAAGACCGCTGCTGGATTAGTTAACCTTGGATTGAGCGAAGCACAAATTGGAGTTCAGGCAGCAAGAGGCTTTGAGAATATAGCGGAAACATTAAAGCCTATGGCAAAATTAGAAGAAATTTACAATAAGTACAAGCCTGCATCTTCTAGTGCAATTCAACAAGAACTAGAAGCAGAAGAGTTCTTAGGAACCGCATCCGAACGCAGAGCACGACTTAAAGCAAGAGAAATAGCAGAGTACCAAGGAGAAGCAGGAACCGCCAGAGGGCTCTCTTTCAACCGAGCCTCTAGACTAACAGGTTCATTTTAGAATCCCGACACGGACCAACCAGCCCCGTGCGGTGTACAAGACTGGTAGTATGAGCCAATATCAATTCCCCGATTGATATTGAGGCATACGCTAACTACTAACAAAGGGAGAGGTTGCTATGAGCAACGACCGCGATAACTACTGGGACGACGATGATGAAGATGAGGATACAGCGCAATCTGACTTCAACAACGCCGATACAGACCTCGTTAAAAAACTTCGTAAGGCTTTAAAAGCCGAACAGAAGAAAGCAAAGGAATTAGAATCAACTCTTGGTGAGTTGTCTAAAGCCCAACGAGAGCGGGTACTTAAGGATGTTCTTACATCCCGTGGTGTGAACACCAAAGTGGCAAAATTCGTACCGACTGATTTAGATGCTTCTGAAGAAGCAATTACATCGTGGCTCGACCAGAATGCTGATGTGTTTGGATTTGAAGTCCAACCTAGGCAGGAAATCGACCAAGACGATATACAGAATCTACGTCAAATGGATAATGTCGCTAGGGGTACATCATCACCAAATAGAGCGCAAGACCTAGAGATGCGATTGGCAAATGCTCAATCCGAGGATGAAATCCTTTCTCTATTGCGTTCGCAAACCCAATCCTAATTATCTAGTCACTTGGAGGTGACAAATGGCTAACGCCTTTACATCAACGGGCTCCGCAACACTCGGAGGCACCGTAGGTGGCGCAGGTTTAGTACAGAAGGCATATGACCGTCTTCTCGAATTCGCCCTCCGCTCAGAACCACTACTTCGTTCTGTAGCAGATAAGCGTCCTGCCCGCCAGGCAATCCCAGGCTCAACCGTAGTGCTACAGCGCTATGTTGACTTGGATGCAGCAACAAGCACTCTGACTGAAACAACAGACCCAGATGCAGTTGCACTTACTACCCCAACATCAGTAACCATTACTCTTAACGAGTACGGTAATGCTGTTCTTGTAACCCGCGCTCTTGAGTTATTCTCATTAGCAGACGTAGACCCAGCAATTGCAAATATCATTGCATACAACCTTGCTGATTCTATCGACCAGGTTGTTTCATCAACTCTTACTGGTGGAACTAACGTAATCTACAGCGGTTCAACCGCTACAAGCACTGCCACAATTACTGCTGCTGCAACAATTGATTCAGCAGATATTCGCAAGGCTGTTGCTAAATTACGTGCTAATAAGGCCAAGGCTCGCCGTGGTTCTTACTACTGGTGCGGTATCCACCCAGAAGTTTCCCACGACCTGCGCGCAGAGTCTGGAAACCTAGGCTGGAACTTCACACACATCAACACAAACCCAGCCGTTAATAACGTATGGGCTGGAGAAATTGGCGACTACGAAGGAGCATTCTTTGTTGAGTCTTCTCGTTTGCCAAATGCTAAAGATGGCGCAGACCAGTCTGCTCTTGCTACAACCGCAGTAACCGTTGCAGGTACATCAGCAGGCTTCACCTTCGGTGTTGCTTCTTCTGCTGTAATTGCAACCCGCGCTGAGGTTGGCGACAAGATTTCTGGAACTGGTATTGCATCAGGTGCAAAGATTACTGCAATCAGCACTTCTGGCTCAACTACTACATTTACTGTAGATACAGCCAACACTGCTGCAGTTACTACTACAACAACTGTAACTGTAACTCCAGTAACACGCGTATTTGATACTATCCTCTGCGGACAGCAAGCACTTGCTGAGGCTGTTGCAGAAGAGCCACACATTGTTATCGGAAACGTAACCGATAAGTTGATGCGCTTCCGCCCAATGGGTTGGTACGGCGTACTCGGCTTTGCACGTTATCGTGAAGAAGCACTGTATCGTATTGAATCTGGTTCTTCAATCGCTGCTCTCTAGTTGATTGACTCTGACGGGTAGGCATATTAGAACAGCCTACCCTTCGGGGTGAGTTCATTAGGAGGACTTATGACTGAATACATCTTTACAACTCCAATAGTTGAAGAAGGACCAGCAGGGGACCATAGGTTGTTTTACTTCTATAAATTAAACAGGGGTATTAGCATAGCCTTAAAACCTACAGGTGGATACGAACAGATTCGTTATCCAGTTGATGGAGACTTAAGTGATTACCCTGTTGTGTACCGTGGTGGGTATAATTACACAGTAGATGATACTACCAAAGCAGCACTCATTGCTGGCAATGTTGGTGTCACAGAGGCTAACTTTACAGCAGTATGAAACATTGGGAGCACCACCCTGAGCCAGTAGAAGGATGCTTTGGTTGCAAGGGTTTGAGTATACAGATGAACGCAGGAGATGCGGATAGTCGCAGGACTATACCAAACAAAGCGTTTAACAAAGAATTGGATGCCTACAAAGAGGCGAGAGCCCAAGGCATTCAGCCTGCTGGAACTTCTATGAAGAAGATTCAAGAAGCGGTGAAGGCTAGTGAGATACTGGGTAAACCTTATGACTCTAGCAAGATGGCACCAGCAAAACATATCAACAAAAAATCAGCAGCAGTACTAAATCAACTAGGAGCATAATATGCCAATGGTAAACGGAAAAGAATTTCCATATAGCAAAAAAGGTATGGCTATGGCGAAAAAAGCAGCCAAGAAGTCAGGTAAGAAAATGGTTATGAAGGCAGGCAAGAAGGCTGCTGTCAAGAAAATGGGCAAGAAGAAGTAATTATGAAAAAACCTAGAAAATCAGGCGGAATAGATAACGCTAACGCCAAGGCTCACGTTGCTGACCTTTATAGAAACACAAGGTCAATCAAATATAAACCGAACACCAAACTTGGTGGACGCGAGATGGACCCTACAAAGATTCCAGGTTTTAAATTTGGAGCAGGAACAGAGTAACTAATGTCGTCAGGACAATTGAAGCCGCACTACGGTTTTAACTCTGTACAAATCAGAGATGGATATGTAGTGCGGTTAAACAAGAATGGAACAGTAAGAGCAGTACTAGGAAAGTATGGGGAGTATGGCAAAGCAAACAAGTAGACGTGACCCACGCTTAGCACGTGCAGGTGTATCAGGGTTCAACAAACCCAAGCGTACTCCTACCCATCCTAAGAAGTCACACATTGTTGTGGCTAAAGAGGGAAGCCAAGTAAAAACAATTAGATTTGGTGAACAAGGTGCATCCACCGCTGGTCAACCAAAGTCGGGAGAA